TCTAGAGATCTCAGGTTCCGCATAGTCCCGTGGTCCTACGCCCTTGGGGAACTTACGAAGCTCTTGTTCACTGAGGGCATCGTGCAAGATGATACGCACAGCTAGGCTCCTTGTTTTGCAGCCTCAATGAACGGCAACTCAGCGCAGTTGGCAAACCAAGAAGTAATTTCTCCTGTTTTCATTTTGTGGTTCATTATGGTTTGGACAATTTCGTAAGGAGGACACTCAGTTATTTGTTCTGCCTTAGAGTCATAAGAACCATCAGGCAGTGTAACGACCACAAGAAACAAAAGTTTACTGAGTACCATTAAGTCCATGAGTGTCTCCTTTAGTTCCTACTTTTAACTTAGTACTTGAGGGTGCTTGCCATTGTGCATGTGAGCTAGTTTTTCTACTCCATGTTTTAGACTAGATAGGTCTGCTTGTATAGTAGCCAGCTCACGATACCTTCGTTCCATTGTTGCAGGGTCCATCATTGTTGATAACACTGAAAGTCGTTGGTGTTGCATTTCAATTTTTGTCTCAAGTACGTCTACTCTTTTGTCGATGCTTCTTAGTCTTTTCTCTATGTCCATCAGTGTTGTTAGTATAACCTTGATTTGCATTTTACCTACGGCAGCAGCGCCAGCTACGCTGAACAGAATACCTGCCAAGGTAACGATCAATCTTATGTCAATCGCACCTTCCATGGATAAACATCCTTTATGTTGAGGTTAGCCACCCCCTGCTGCAATAGCGTCAATAAATGGGGTCATGTCTTCGGTCGTCCAAATGTCTCGTACTAGCGATCCTTTTAGATGATCTACGTTACGCTGTAGGACCGTAGGGTCGTCTGTGTAGTCGTCAGGCGAGGCGACCACAGCGTTAATGAGGTTTACAGAGTCCATCGACGCACTGTAGTGCCGGGCAATGTCTTCTGCTGTCATTTCGATTTCTTCTTCTGGCATTACATTATTCCTTTTCTACAGGGGTTGGGTTTTCAAGCGAGTTAGTCAACATGCCAACAAACGAATCACGAGCGACTTGCAATTGATCTACGTTGAACCGCGCGGCCATTAGCTTTTGGTCCAGATCAGCCACATGGTTGACCATAACAATCTCTTGATCGCTCAGGTCTTCGACGTTGTAAGGCTTGTCGTTCACCGTGATGGTTTTTTTCTCGTCGTCAGTCATTCTAGTTACCTTTGGTGTTGAAATTTTAAAAGTTAGCTACTTTAAACCACTGTCAGACCAGCAGGTTGTACCGCTGCGAGTTCCTCTGGGGTTGTAGCTGCGTCAATAGCAGGGTCACTAGGAGCGTCACGAAGAGCTTGTTTGTCTGCAACAATTTCTGTTGTGTCAGCACCCATCTCCAGTGCTTTCATAAAAGCTGTGTCAAGTGACTCTAGTGGCTCTGTGCGTGCCGTGCGGATCTTGTCACGCCAGATGTCCCGTGCTGCCTCCATGTCCACAGAGATAAGCCCTGTTCCAGAATTAGCTTCCCAAGCATTACGGAAAGTACGTTCTGCTGGTAGTGTGTAGTCAGCGGCGTCGTAGGTGGTAGCGCCTATTTTAATAAATATTTGTTTCATGCTGAAAGTCTCCATGCGTTACGGAACGACCTGTCAGATGGCACGTCCTCTGTTTTGACAATCTTGAACATTGGTCGGTTGTACTCTTTCGACCAGATGTGGCGAGGGATGTCTTTCATAATGAGATACTCAATAGCCTCTTCTTCTGTAAGGGGGCCAATTCGAGGTGCAGTCCGTTGTGCCGCGTGTTTCTCTGGGTCAGGCTGAAATGTGTCGTGTCGCCCTTCTGCAATTGCTTGCTGCTCATCGTCCTGCAAAGCCCAGTAAACGGAGATGGGTGGTAGTAGCCCAGCCTTAGCTTCTTCAAGCCATTTGTCATTAGGGGCAAGCACCGTTGCAGGTTGCTCTGGCTTCTCTGGGTCTTCAAAGATTACTCTGTAATTGCCCATCAGTCTAATTTACCACACTAAGCGAGTAATCACCAGCGTCTGCAGGAATACCATTAGCAGGGTTGCCCATAAGAATCCGAACAGCAGAAGTACTCTTTGTTACAGGTATTTTTGTATTTGTGCCAGTAGGGACTAACCCAAATTGAGTGAATCCACTAACATTTGAAACAGAGTAAGATACGCCATAACCAGCAAGCGCATAACCCGCTGATGAAAGGGCGCTACTAAAGTTAATTGTGTAGTTACCTGTACTATTATCCGTGACACTCGACACATTGCCACTATCCGTAATAGATAGAGTGGTGCGTGAGTCAAAATTCACCCAAGCCTTAATAGTGCCTTCACCCACCTCGATGCCTGTGAGAGCAGAGCCATCGCCTGCAAAGGCTGTAGCTGTTACCGTGCCGACGACACCGAGGGCTGTGGAAGGCGAACTCGTCCCAATGCCTACGTTGCCACTGCTGTTGATGCGCATGTGTTCTGTGCCATCAACACGCATAATCATGTCAGAATTTGCGGCAGTATTACCCGCATCAGCATCAAGGATCAGCGACCCATCAGTACTGCCAGTGCGTACTAAACAATATCCACCACCAGTGTTTGTCAGACGAATGCGGGGATCGGCGGATGACAAATCAAGAAGGTCAGACGGCGAACTCGTCCCAATACCTACGTTGCCATTATCAATATAAAAATCAACGCCAGGTATTCTAACATCCGTGATAGTCCCACCACCGAGTGTGATCTCGTTAGATACACTGGCTGAGGATGGTGCTGCGTCGTGGCCAATGATGGTGTTGTTGCTGCCGGTTGTCAGTGAGAAACCAGCAGACGTGCCGAGAATTGTATTGTCAGCGCCTGTAGTTACGTTACCGCCTGCTATGTAGCCCATAATGAGGTTGAAGGCACCACTGGTTAAATCGTAGCCAGCACTATGACCAATAGCGACATTACTATTACCAGTAAGAACACCTAAGCCAATTGCGGTACGGCCAATAGCGATGTTGCTATCGGCAGTAGTTGCGTTATAGCCTGCCCTGAAGCCCATAAAGTTGTTGTATTCGCCACTGGTTAAATCCTGACCTGCGTCGTGGCCAATAGCGGTGTTACCATCGCCAGTAAGAATACCACCGGCCATAACAGAACGGCCAATAGCGATTGTATTATCGGCAGTAGTTGCGTTTTGTCCTGCATTATAGCCCTGAAATATGTTGTAGGCACCACTGGTTAAATCGTTACCAGCTAGACGACCAATAGCGGTGTTATCCGTGCCGGTAACAACGCCTGTCCCCATTGGAAAATAACCAATAGCAATAGAATAATCCGCCGTTGTTGCGTTAGCACCTGCATTATAGCCCATAAAATTATTATAGGTGCCGCTGGTTAAATCGTTGCCAGCTACACGACCAATAGCGGTGTTATCAGTACCCGTCATAACACCTGAGCCAATTGCGGCATAGCCAATAGCTATGCCATAAGTAGCGGTAGTTACAAATTCCGCTGCTTGATATCCAGAGAATATGTTTCCCGTACCTGTCGTTACGCCCCTTCCGGCTTGGAAGCCCATAAAGTTATTGCGGGAGCCACTGGTTAAATCCTGACCTGCGCCATAGCCAATAGCGGTGTTATCAGAGCCAGTAAGGACACCTGTGCCAAGAGCGTATCTACCAATACCGACATTATTATCGCCAGTAGTTGCGTTAGCGCCTGCTCGATGGCCAGTAAAGACGTTGTAGGCTCCGCTGGTTAAATCATCACCTGCTAGATAACCAATAGCGGTGTTGTCAGTGCCAGTAAGGACACCTAAGCTAATAGCCTGTCTACCAATAGCGATTGTATTTATAGCAGTAGTTGCGTTAGCACCAGCGAAATAACCTATAAAATTATTGTAGGCACCACTGGTTAAATCATGACCGGCTATTCGACCAATGGCAGTGTTATCAGTGCCAGTCATAACACCAGTACCAATTGCTTCATAACCTATGGCTATGCCGTAATTAGCAGTAGTTGCAAATTCCCCCGCTTCTTGGCCCTGAAATATGTTGCCATTGCCGGTTGTTATGTTAGCGCCTGCTTGAAATCCCGAAAGAATGTTGTGACTACCGCTGGTTAAATCGTAGCCAGCCCCGTTACCGAAAGCAATATTATGGTCCCCAGTAAGGACACCTAAGCCTAATGCGGACTGACCAATACCAATACTATAATCAGCGGTAGTTGCGTTAGTGCCTGCCCCATAGCCAGCAAAGAAGTTGCGTATGCCGCTGGTCAAATCTTGGCCCGCAGCACGACCGATGGCTATGTTTTCAGTGCCAGTAAGGACACCTGTACTAATAGCTTGATAGCCTAGAGCAATATTCGTTGAACCAGTAGTTGCGTTAAAGCCTGCTTGGAAGCCCTGAAATATGTTGTTCGCGCCTGAAGTTAAATCATAGCCTGACTGATAGCCTATAGCAGTGTTGTAATTACCTGTTGTTATTCCCGAGCCCATTGCTTGAGAGCCAACAGCAATAGTTCCAGAAGCAGTTACGTTAAGGCCAGCATTATATCCCAAGAAAAGACCGTCAGTGCCAACAGTAATATCTTCACCAGCTTTATATCCCAAAGCGGTGTTGTTGTTGGCTGTCCCATCATCATTGGCTAAAGCTAATGCGCCTACCGCAGTCGATGATGTATCAGAGAATCCTTCAGGGACACCAAGGTTAGTACGAGATGTGATGACGTTGTTTAAGTCAGACAGATTGTTAGTAGCTAGAAGAAAGTCAGTTGTGTTAGCTACCGCAGCTGACCCTAAACCAAGGTTAGTACGAGATGTAGGAGCATCAGACAGATCAGACAAGTTCTGTGCAGCTAGTAGATCACCCGATCCTTCCCCAGAAGCACCCGTCTGTCCTTGTGGACCCTGAGCGCCTGTGTTGCCTTGTGGTCCTACGAGACCTGTGGTCCCCTGTGGTCCCTGTATGCCTGTAGCACCAATTGGTCCTGTAGACCCAGTAGCACCTTGTGGGATCGTAAAGTTAAGAACTGCTGCGGCAGACGTGCCACTGTTTGTTACAGTAGCTGACGTGCCCGGCAGGCCTGTGCTTGTAGAAGCTACAGTTACCGTAGCGGCTGCACCATCAGACCCGTCTGAACCAGCAGCACCAGTAGATCCTTGAGGACCAGTTGGGCCTGTGGGACCAGCAACACCCGTAGGGCCTGTAGGACCAGTAGCACCAATAGAACTCAGCCAAGAAGATCCCGACCAAACATAAGTCGTGGTGTCGGTCGTATTATAGTAGAAGTCACCCGTAACCAACGCAGTACCGTCGTCTCGTACAGAAGGCGCAGAGGTCTTAGGATCAAGGAACCTTTGGGTCTCTTGTGCCGAAACGTCTAAAGATTCCTGAGACAGATAGAAAGCTTGAAGGCTATCGTCATCTAGGATCTCTTCGCTAAGCACACCGCCTGATTGGTAATCAACAAGACGTTGGGCCGGTGATGTTTCTCGTTGGATAACAACATTAGCGCCTGCCGATGGAGTAGCAGACAGTTGAACTCGTGAGCCTGAGACCCAAACAATAGAAGCATCCAGCGTGCTGTCTACATAGACCTTAATGTGGCTCTGAGACAGATATGGAAACGTCACGTCAAAAAGATCTGTAGATCCAGATGCCGTGTATACGTCGCGTGAATATGCCATTTGTTTTTGTCCTTTAAGCTATTTCTTTAACGAAGATTTTAGGAAGATCGTGGCTGTTTTCACTACTCACCACCACCGCCATCTGCTGTCATTGTTTTAGTCAACGTCAAAGTTAGTGTTGAACCTGTTATAGAACCCGACAAAGAAACACTACGAACTGGCGCAACGGTTCCGCTGGTGGTGGTGTTATTGATTGTCACAGCGGTGACACCGTTTGGTACTGCCCAAGTGAATGAACCATCACCATCAGATCGTAGAAATTGTGATGTTGTGCCGTTGCCTGTGACGTTTAGCTGAGTAGCGCCTACTGAACCAGCAACTGCATTTGCTTGCTTAACTCGTAGGGGCGTCATGCCTTTAGTGTTGTTTGTTCCTGCCTCTGCTTCAGCTTGTGAGGCAATAGCTGCATCGTTACCTGAATCACGTATTTTATCCCAAGCGTACCAAGTAGAATTATATTTAGTCCGCTGGTATGATCCCCCACCGTTATACGTTTGGTAATGTTGGTAGACCATATTGCTCTTAGCCTGCACAGACAGCATCCCTGCGAGTGCTACTGGATAGTTACTTCCGCTCGTAGCGTTGGCATTAGAATTCTGGTGAAAGTAGCCGTTTGTGGTGTAGGTGTTTAAGTCAACATTTCCGCCAATAGCAACGGCAGCAGTACCTGTTGGGCCTTGAGCACCAGTAGCACCTGTTGGCCCTGTAGGCCCACGAGGTATCGTGAAGTTCAAGATAGCGTTTGTAGAAGTACCAGCGTTAACAACAGAAGCATTTCCGCCAGCTGCGCTTGTTGTCGTGGTTCCAACAGCAATAGATCCTTCCTCTGCAATGTCCCACACTTCCTGTGTCAGATAGAAAGCTTGCAGGCTGTCGTTGTCTAAGATCTCTTCGCTGAGAATCGCGCCGCTCTGGTAGTCCACAAGACGTGCTGTTTGAGACGTAGACCTAACTAGAAGAACAATGGCACCACTAGCTGGAGCCGTAGAGAACCTGATCTTCTGTGAGTCTGTGGTGAACGTGTAGTCGTCTGGGTTTGTCTTAGTGATACCATCGACCTTAACGACCACATGAGACGCTTCGATGTAAGGGAACGAGATAACAAAGTCCGTCGTAGAACTGTCGCCTGTGTAGCTGTCTTTTGCGTATGGCATTAGTTCTACTCCGAGTTTAAATTGCTGAGGGCGTCGATGACGATTTTGAAAGGAACAACCCTACCTAGGTTTTTAACAGCGCGACCACCGTCGCCTGATATTGCGTTTTGCGCTGCTGATACAGTATTATCAAGCGCGCCTCCAACTGGTCCGGCAAGAAGCCCTGTGATAGGTGCGTCGCCGTATCGACCTTGGCTCATTGGAATACCAGTTAACTCAGCAACGACAGCCACAAGAGCCGCCGTTGGTTGGCTTGCGAATGCTGTTAGTCCTGATCGGTCAATGATGTCATAACCCCATTCGGCTTTGGTGCGCTCTTTGACTTTACCGTCTCTGATGAGATCTTTTGCAACAAGAACCATGCTACCAAGGGCAGCCACATGTGCCAAGTACAAGAGAATCTCTGTGTCTTTGAAATTCAGCCCACGCTGTATGGCAGGCAATATGGTCTTAGGGACCGCAACGAACCCAAAAGTTTGGAACTGAAACACTGTTTTCCAAGTTGGTTCAGCCATGAACAAAGGCTTATCACCAACGCCTGGAGTAGTAATCGCTTGGTTAGCGTTACGCATCATGGCTGTTTGGAGTACCTTTACGGCCTGATCACCGTCAGGGCCTGCTTCGTGCCAACGATGCCAATCTAGTTCGAACACACCCTTGTTGTTTACAGGTGGGTACTTGTCTATCATCTTCTTGATGAGAGCCATGTTTTCTCGATCTAAGTTAAAGCTAGCGTACTTGGCAATAAGCTTTTGTGCCTTCAGGTCTCCGGCAGTAGCCTTTGCCAATACAGCCTCGTAGTCACCTATGTCTTTGACCAAGTGGTGCTGCATGGCATTTAGAGCTGTTAGCTTGCCGCGTGTGTTCCACCACTGCATAGCGCCGTAGATGGACACACCGTTGGAAAGACTATCCATAGTCCGTCCAAATAGACTCGTTATTGCGTTAAGCTTGCTTCCTTGTTGACCTAAGCCTCCTGACAGACGTTCTTGCTCAACGCCATTCATTGCCATCTGTCTGTTGTTTGTCATCATGCCTTCTAAGTGTGTTACAATGATTTGTAACTCAGACTTGGGCAAGCCTTTGAACATGTCCGCAGCATTACGCATCAACAAAGCGCTGTCAGCGTGATACCCGTTGACCAAAGCCTTCTGGGCAAAGTCAGTAAAAGACCCAATCATAAACCCTGGACCGTGGATAGCATGGGCGTACTGCCTAAGCCTGTGAGCAGACCACGCCATTGTGTTTGCCAAATTGTTGTCTGAATACTTTGGACCCGCACGACCCATGTACTCGTCAAACATTCCTGTAAGAGAAGCTTTAACGTCTTTAGCGTGTGTCTCTAGCTGACGCTTGTATCGATCACTGATGTTAGGATCTCTGATCTTTTCGTTCACAGCCTCAACAGCGTCGTTTACGATCTTAATGGTATCTGTGGTTCCATACTTCATTTTAAGGCCTATCAGTGACGACAGCTCTCTGTTGGTGGCATCCACAGTTGCGTACAGATCGTCGTTCATGAAGCCTCTATCGAACAACTCGTCCAACTCGTCGTTGGTCCACTTGATCTGACGCTTCTTCAAGCGGTTGTTCATGGAGGACTCTACGGCGTCAATAGACCCTGGGAGACGATTGCCTGACGCAATGTCGGACACAAGGCGCTTAACGTACTCGTGGACAGGCGCGTCTTTACCTTTGGCCCGTGCGATCATCCGCACCTTTTTACTTGGGTCTTCAAGCTTTTCTGATTTAAGACGGTTTAGTGTTTCTTCAACTGTTTCAGCTTTGTCAGGTTTACGACCGCTAGTGTCCACACCTTTTCTTTTTGCTTGTTTTTTAGCTTTCTTCGCAGCGGTCTTGTTTAAATTAGCTTGGCGCGTTGTCTCTGCACGACGGGCGGTCAAGGCTTTAGCTTTGGCCCGCAAGTCTGCAAGATTAACTGTGTGTTCATCTAGAGCCTTTGTTAGCGCGTCTGTCTTTTTTGTTAAAGCGCTCAGTTCATAACCAAGCACTTTCTGTCTATCATCAAGTCCCTTTTGTTTTTGCGTAAGTCTAGAAAGAATCAGACTATGCTTTGTCTCAAGGTCAAATTTTGCTTTTGCTAGTTCAAGAGGCTTGCGTTGGAGATCGTCCTTTGCCTGTCTTATTGCTTTATGAGCTAAAAACATGTCATCGTAAGCTTCAGAAATGTTTTGGTAAAACCCTTGCCATTTGTTTACTTTTATTAGTCCTTCTTTTGCTTCTTTTAAAGCTTTTATAAAAGGACGGGCTTCAGTGCTTGTGTCAAGAAACGCTTCCATTCCAACACGCTGTTCTTCTACTAAAATACTAAGTTCGTTGTCTATTTGCTGTTTTTCTAATTTTACAGTTTCTTGTTCTGCTTTTTTTGCAGCCGCTTCTCTAAGACTTTTTTCTTTTATAATAACTGCTTTTTGAATTTCAGTCTTTTTAATATCAGTGTTTGTTTTACCAGTTAGTCGAGCAGCCTCGACAACCAAACTCTTTGAGTCGTTTTTAGCTTGAATCGCTTTTTCTAGTTCTATCTCAGCTTCTAGAAGAGCGCGCTCGTACACGTCTCCAGACCAAGACTCAAGAATATCAACCTTTGCTGCCAGTCCTGTCTTGGTGGTGTAGTCAACACCGTTGATGGTGATGTCTTGTTTGCCTAGAACTGCAAACTCGTCAGGCGTGATGGCCCCACCAAAGCCGTCAATGTCGTTTAGAAAATCTTCCGTTGGATCATCCAGAAACTTACGAAGCAGTATCTCTTCAAAGCCCGCACGATCAGCAGCCACAGCGTCCCTGAGATAGATGTGAGCCATGACATAGTCTTTGCCTAAGAGCTGCTCTGGGGGAACTTCAAGAACGTTAACAAGAGCATCTTCAGAAGCTTTGTGGAAAGCATGAAGATCGTCGGCCATAGTTTTAACACCAGCCAATATCTTTTCAGTGCCCTCATCGCCAAACCGTGCTTTAAGCTTCTTTACATCTGCATCTGCAATAGGGTTAGCATCGTCGTATCGCATTGCTGTCATACGAACTAACGCAGCGATCTCTTCTTCTTGTAGATGACCCTCGGTCTTGATGTATACCTTTTTACGAGGATCTCCTGTGAAGACCTTCTTAGAGTCATCAAGAAACCTTAGTGCGTCGTCCTTAATCTCTTGTCGTGACAGTCCTGCTCGTGTTGAGGCTCCGCCAGACAACCTCATGATTTCGGAAGCTTTTTCCTTCTGAGCAATAGCAAACTTTGTGTGTGTAAGTTCACCCATTGCTTTTATATCACTAGCTGTGATTCCTGGAGATTTGCCTATCCCAGAATCTTTAAACAGAACACCGCCTGATTCTGTCAGCTTTTGCACAACGTCTCGTGCTTCACTGATGGGCGACTGTAAAATACGAAGTTTAGGAATAACTCTGGACATCAACCGACCCAGACGGCCTATGTTTAAAATTTCAGGGGCCTCTACAGCTTTAACCTGAGCAGCACCAGCTGTGCTTGGGCCTGCGTTTAGATCAACGGCTTCATCAGGACCAACGCGACCAGTAGGTCTTTGAGTTCCTGTAGGAAGACCGTTTTCAAACTGGCTAATAGGAGCGTTACGGTCGATGTGGACCGTGTTGCCTGCTTCGTCTGGATAGGAAAGTATTGATTTGTAAGTAGGATCATCACCCAATTTAGAGTACGTCGTTACGAACGTACCATCAGGCTTCTCTACTCGGCTTACCCTAAGACCGTCTGCCTGTGCAGACCCTTCCTGCATGATAACAAATTCTTCAGGTGCGTCGTGTCTGAGCGGATTATTAGGGTTCTCTGGGTGTAGAACGTGTCGCTTGCTTAGAACACCAGACAGGCCACCAATAGCACCACCAAACAGGCCACCAGCTGCCACACCGTAGACAGACTCCATCATGGTCCGTTGGTCTCTTAGGTTCTGTAGAACAACTTCTTGACTAGCAGTTACACCTGCACCGAAGAGAGCCGTGCGGCCTACGCGAGTTAATGTCGCTGCCTTAGCCCCAATGCCGAAGACAGGAATCAAAGTCGGAAGATCTAAGAAAGCCAAGCCCATGCCAACAACCATGCCTGCGGTTGTTCCTTCTTGCATGATGCGTCGGTCTTCTAGTTCTTTACGATACTTTGTAGCTCGTGCTTCAAACTGTTCTGGAGACCACACATCATTAAACTCTCCGCTGTAGATGAACGGCAAGACATCGCTATAAGTTTCTTCGTTTTCTTTTGCAAAGGCTAGAGGATTAAAACTTTTGTCTACGACGTAGTTGCCTGGGCTGTCTTCGTAAACACCAATATCAAGCAGGCTACCGATGATTGTCTCTTGTCGCCATATGGCACCAGCTGTCTCCATAGTCGTAGGACTATTAGACAATGGTTCGTTGAAGTTATTAAATCTATCAGCAAGATACTGCGACACGAACTGTTGTTCTGGGGTCACCGTAGGTCCAAAAGGAGTATCTTCAGCCATTTCTACTTGTACTTCCTCTTAGCTGTTTTAGCAGACTTCTTAAAGTCCTTGGCTGTAGGAGCGCCTTTAGCTCCCGCCTTACGCATAGTCTCTTTAGATCCAGCGGCAATGCGCTTACGCTTTGCGTGGATGTTTGCATAGAGCCCAGGTTTTTTCATTAGATTACCTCGCGTTCTTAACCATTGAAGCACCAAAGTACATACCGACGATGGCGCTAAGGAGATGAGTATCTAGCGGCGTTAGGATCAATCCGCTCATTGCGCGCCACACTGTTTCCTCTTGTCCTGAGAAGAACAAGAAGCCAGGGTGCCACTCTGTGTACCCTACGGTCACAGGGATCTCAGGCCAAAAGACCGGAACGACCTTAGGCCATACGATCACAGCGCCTACAGCTGACAGGGCGATGATACGACGTGTGACTTGGAACCCTTTGTTCTCATAGCGTCGCGCTACGTCTGTAGCTTTGGTCTTTGCTGCAAGTCCATCGATGGAGCGTTGGAAGGCCTCTTGTTTAGCTTTAGCACTTTGGCCCCATAGGGTCATGACGCCAGACATCAGGCTTGAGCCCAGCATGGTTATTAGTTCTAAAGGTAAACCACCCATGATCTACTTCTCTAGCTTACCTAAGTTAATATTAAAGCCTGCACCTTCTCCTTCACTAGAGCCAAACAAAGCTGCTGCTCTACGGACTAGACCATAGGTTCCTGTCTTAGGATTGTCATAGTAATTTTTAAGATTCTTAATCTTGTCTTTAAGGGTTGGATTAGCCTTTTTGAATTTTTCAGAATCATTAAAGTTAAACCTATCTTTTATAATGATCTCGTCATCCTCATTAATGTACCAAGTGAAAGCACCTAAGGTAGTTTTTAAAAGCATTTCAGGATTAGTGAAGTGTGACTTATCAATATTACCGTCATATTTTACACCTTCTACACCAGAGGGGTAATCTTTGTACTCTATAACCCCTTTCCTTTTGTTACTTCCAGCTATCTTCTTAAGGATATAGGCTTTAGCTGTAGCTTGGGTCTCCTTAGACAGGAAGTCTTCATTACGCATTATCTTTGTTTGGTCAATACCTAGTTGGTTATATAAAACATCTCTTACCATAGCTCTAGCATTAGAAGGGACAAGTTTATTAAAGGCAGATTCAGTTGTGTATCTAATTTTTTTAGTAGAGTTTTCTAAGTTAACCTCACCAACTAAAGACTCACCTGTTGACTCCTGGTCAATACTAAGCCCCTCAGGTCTACGAGGAATGACACCACTCTGCATAAGTTTCTCAGCTACTGACTGAGCTTCTTCGTCTGACCCTAGACCTAAGGCAGACCTGATTGAAGATACAACACCACCTAGCATACTGCCTTGAGTAACCTCAGCGCCTACCTCAGGACGTAGGAACGGACGACCCTGTGAGTCTGAACTGTTCCTGAGTTCTTCAGCAATTTTCAGAAGGTCTTCATCTGATACTTTTTTAAAACCTTCCCATGTCTTTTTGAGAGCCGAAATAGCTGCTTTACCTGTCTTGTTTCCTAGTGCTTTTTTACCAATATGCATAGCCATTCTGTCTTGTAGCTCAGGTGTGAACACCTCAGATCCGTCTAGCCCCATTTGTTTCATGGCTGTTTTCAACGTGGTTCCTACAATTTGATATTTCCCCATAGGCGTTGAGGTATAACCTTTTTTACGAGCATAACTGTCTTCAGCAAGTCGTGGCTTTACCCATCTTCCGTAATCGTTAGACGGCCTAGAAAAAGTAACCAGCTCGTCTAACGTCATTTCACTTACTTTTACGTCAGAGAACTCTGTAGAATCAGCATTAGCGTATAGCGTGTTATACCCACCTGTTCCCGATTCTACCTTGTCTATTGCTTGTATAAAGACAGGAGCAAACGGCGCACCGCCCCCAACACCATCAACGCCTGCTGCTATATTCGCAGGCACTTCCAGATCTTCCATCTGGGCCTCTGGATCAAAGTTCGCAAGGAAAGCGTTGATTGGATTAAGGTCTTCAAGCGCCTTTAGATCCCTGTTTACAAGCTTCTTAGCCAATGCAGCACGTTGATCTTGTGGCTTCCCTAGCATGTGGCTAATGTACGAAGCGCGCTCGTTGTTGGTTAAGGGATCTAATTGAAAATCGTTTTCTTGAAGAAGCGCGTCGAACATTTGATTTGCCTCAAGAATTGCTAAGTGTTGGGTGCGTTTGTATTCTTCACGATCTTCAGGATCGTTAGGTTGTTGGGTTTCATTATAGGGATTAAAAGAGTTTGTCTGTTGGACGTGTGCCTCGACGTCATCGAAAACAGAAGTATTCTTAGAACCATTGGCCGCTAGGATTCTGTAAGGATCTATTTGGTTTTCAGGGGTCGTTAGTCCAGAGGTGGGCGACAAGAGACCAAGTCGCTTAAGAATACTGTTTGAAGCCTTTTGAAACAGCTCGAAATAAGTCTCACCAGATACAGCGTTTAACATCATTTTCTGAACTTCAGGATTCACAATTTCTGCAAACTGTTCATAAAGACCTGGAGAGTTAGTTTGGTTTTTACGATCATCTTGTGCCATTACGGTGTCCCTCCACTGTTTAGCGCGTTCATCACTGTTGAGGAAGAAGGCGCTCCTGCTAAAGCATCTCCTGCGTTAAGTTCAAATTGGCTTTTTCCCGTACGTTCAATCATTCGTTGTTTTTCAGCTTCCATCTTTTGTGCAGCCGTGCGTGCTTCTGTTAGAGATTCTGCCGGAGGTTGTCTGTTTTTAATGTCAGGAACGCCTACAGCGTGTGGTAACACTGTTAAATAATGTGAGCCATTACCAATCGGAACTATTTGAAACTCTTCGCCAAAGTGCTTCCTGACGTTAATGTTGTCCTGTTCATAGATTCCAGTTATTTTAAATTCCTGCGCTTCAAGAACTTCACCATATGCCGTACTAGGGAACCTAGATATTCTAGGTTGTGTTTTAAACGTTTGTCCTGCAACCAGTACGACCTCTGCTCCATTATTTTGCCTTACCAGACCAAAGCCGCTTTTTGCTCCGTCCCCCAAAGTGACGAACATATCTGAAGTATCAATGGAGCCTTCAGTACCAGAGATCCTGTTTCCTAAGGCAGCCACGCTGTCCTGCGCGTTTTTAAAAGTGTTCTGAGGATCTCCTTTCCAAGCTACTTGTACACTGCCTCCAAAGTAAATACCGTTGAACGCAAGGCCTTCTCTTCCAAAGCGTGCTGGCATCTGATTGCCAAAAGCGCCAGCTGGTTTGTCCCCCACATAAACACGGTCTTGTGGTGCTGGCATAAGACCCACATGATTTGGATACGGAGCTGTACGGTCTTTCAACCTAGAAACAATCGCGTCTACAAGATTGTCTGGTGAGAAGCCTTGCGGGCTTACTTTTAACAAGGCTACTTCAGACGGAATCATCCTCTCAACTTCTTGCATCGCCGCCGCGTTTAGACTCTTCCCGTTTGTTAACCATGTCGTCTGTTGGTCTAACGCCTGACCAAGAGATTTTTTGAAGTTTGTTACTGCGGTGTTTAGCTTGTCTTTGTCACTTTCACTTCCTCCTGTTAATACGCGCCCAAGGTTTTCCGACTTGCCATCCATCAAAGCAGCAGCGGCTTCAAATTCCGCTTTGTAGTTTGGGTCGGTCATCAAAGATATCGTTTGTTCAACACCGTTAACTCTAGCGGACTGTAGAAGAGCGGCGTTCATTTGGTCCTTTTTGAAAACCTCTTCGGCATAAGAACCGTCTGGATCTATTTGCTTAAAGATCGACAAGACCCCAGACATTTTGTTTTGGTCACCAGTCATCCATTCGCTTGACAGGAGTTTACCAAACGCTGCCGGAACAGGAGCGCCTGTGCCCTTAACAGCCGACAGCTGACTGTGGACCTGCTGGGCGTCGTCTAGTACATCAAGGTTAGCGCCGTTTGTCATAATCTCCGCCGCTGTTTCTCTTTGCGCTGTGGTAAGGCTAGTCCAGGAGTTTAATGCCTGTTCATGTCTAGGCGTTCCTGGTGAAAAAGTAGTAAGTATTTCAATAGATTGAACACTATTACGAACAATGTTAAAATCATTCAGTGCTTTAGAAAGCTTAGTATCAAGAGCAGCTCTTGCTCCACCAGTGCCTGGTGTTTTTTCTAACATCATCCGTTGCGCTTGAAGATCGACTAGCGCCGCTTGAGCCTGATATAACGACCCCATGTCGCTGATGTTAGTAATAGCTGCTGAAGCTGCTGTAGCCTGTGAATCTAAAGATGCTACAGCTTGTGAGCCAGCAAATGTCGTAAACTTTTTGAGTTTATCAAAGGTTTGTTGCTCTAAGGCCTTAGATTCTTTTGGAAAACGATCTGCGAACGATACTCTAGGAGCGCCGACCTCTGCTGCATACTGAGGATCTTGGAACAAAGGAGCCCTAAGAAGTGCATAGAACGCCTTTGTTCCGCCTATTGTTTCAGAAGCTTTATCGGCATACATGGACATCAAACGTGCTGCACTTTGGCCTTGAGTCTCGTTTGGGTATGCAGAACGAATTTGTAACATCTGCGACTCAAACGCAGTAGCATTAGGGACGTGGTCTGACCCAGCTATTTGTTGGTTTATTGCAGTATTGACAAATTCTCTAGCCCTAATAACAGCGTTTTTACTAGCTGCCACCATGTTTTTGTGGTTTAGGTCTACAGTGTTTTTAGACCACGCATCTACAAAAGCGTTGTCATGAAACGGATTTCCAGTGCCTTTGCCAACGTTTTCATTAAACCAATCTTGACGATATTTTGCTGCCTTATCTGGTGGTACTTGATTAACGATAAAATCAGAAGCATACTGTGTTTCAGCTTTAGCAGCCGTTATGTGTCCTAACGCGCTTGCATACGATGTTCCATAAGCCCCTGAGTGTTTTTCGGAGATCTCTTTTGATACTGATGTCACACCCATAGCTGCATCTAGTTGGGCATCTTTAGTGCCTTGAGCAGCAGCGGCTTTAGCTCTCTTTTCAAGACTTTTGTCAAGCTGTTCTTCAGCTTTATTAGAGCCAAAGTTAAAGAACGCAGCCATGATTGCTGACGTTTGTCCCGCACTTTGATCAGCTATTATTCTTGGCGTCACAAGTGCTTGAGGAGCAGGGATTCCTGCGCTATCGCCAGCTGTAGGGTTACGAATAGAAACAGTCGATCTACCTTGTTTTGCCATATTCTTTATCCTTAAGTTCCACCGGCTGATCCAACACCCGTTCCACGATTAGGCACAGTAGACGCGCCAGAAAGACTGGTGCCAGCGCTGACTGCTGTTGATATAGTGCTTAAAACAGCAGCAGAAATTTGTGAGCTTGCTCTAGCGGCAGCTACATTGCCTCTGTTGGCCTGCTCGTTGATGGCTCCAAGCTGTTGCGATTTTCTTAGGTCAACGTCTCTTGTTTCTTTTTCTGAAATACGACCAAGGCCTACCTGTGTTCCGTATTCGCCAGTAAACAGAATGCTGCCTAAAGAAGATTCGGTAAGCATAGTTTCTGAAGCTTGTAGATCACCTAGTTCTTTTTGGGCAGTGCGTACAACATCCGACTGTTGGTCTAAGGATTCTTGTTGCTCCTGTGCCAACAAGCGAAGGGCTTCTTGTTCTTCAGCCTTACGCTGTGCCTCTGCTGCTTTAAACTCTGCCTTGGCTTGTTGTCCTGCTGACACTGTTGTCATAGCTGTTGATGCGGCGGAAGCTCCTATAGAAATTGCAGCCAAAGCTGTAGCTGATATTGGATCACACATAGCTTCTACTCCTGCCTCGTCAGTTCATTGAAGAACCCGGTGTAATCAATAGACGTAATGATCATGGGTTTCTCTGAATCGTTTTTGATTTTAATTGTCACCGTGTTGGCGTTAGTCCTGACAGGAACCTTGAAAGACCCAAGGGCCTCCATGCCCAAGCCGCCTACCAACGTAGTTCCAATGAACGTGCCATTAAAGGTAAACGTCTGTTGTGGACGGGACTCAGGTGTCACTTCGATATTAAAGAACCCTGTGTCCTGATAGTTAAACTGAAGACGCTTAAGCTGGAACCGTCCTGTCTGAACGGTCATCTTACCAGCAGCGTCTGCTCGAACAAACAGCTTGGACAGTTGGACTTCTTGGGTGAATGGCGTCCCTAAGATACAAACGTATGCCGAGTGGTCTCCAACAGCTGTCATGGTGGTTGTCGTTGGGTACGTCATAGTAAGCCTCTCGCCTACCTGACCAGCTGGGAAGTCGCTTGATAATACAATAGCAGCCCTACTGTTGTGCAGGTAG